GGATATAAAAAATTAAATCAAAAACAAATGCAACAACTGTTTGCTGGAGACACACCTTTAATTCAAGAGTATGAGAATCTACCTAACGCAGGAGATACGATAGCCAAGTCATTTGATAAAGCTTATGAGAAACTAGCTCCTTTTATAGCAGAGGGTCAGAAGTTAAGTGACGAGGCAAGAAGAGGATTGTTTGAAATGAAAAGAGGTGGAGCTGTTGGTTTACAAGACGGAGGAGATCCTAGCTTTCTTGAAAAACTTAGTAACGTTTTTCAAAGAACTGGAACAGCAGGAGCAGGAGCTAGCGCACAGGTATACGATGCTTTCAAAGATGCGCAAGGCGAAGGAACTCCAGAACAGATTATAGAATTATCAGATGGCATAAGACTTCAAGGGTTTGAAGATTTTATAAAAGAGAAAAAAAATAAATTTAATAATCAATACGACAATGAAAATTTAACTGACAATGCAAGACAGTATATAAGTTCAAAAAATAACTATGCACAATTTTTAGAAGATAAAAAAATTGCCATATCAAAAGCACAGGTGTGTGGAGTTGATCCTAATGCACCAGGTTGTCAGGCATTTTTTCCAGACGGCAAGTTTGTCAATGGTATCACTAATGAGTCATTTGATTTAGGTCCAGACACCGTTTATGACGTCATGGCTTTTTATGATCAAATGGAAAACACAGACTATTTTAAAGATATGTTTGCAAGAGCAAAAGGTTTAGGTGATTTTTCAGAGTCAACATCTCAGGCGAAGAAGGAGGTAATATCTAATTCTATAAAAAGATTACCACTAGCCACAGCTGATTTGCTTTTAGATTTTTATCAAGAACTAAGCCCACCAGGCATTGCAGCGGGACAAGCGAAAGAAGCAGCAATGATAAGAAAAGGCACAGACATTACTAGAGATGAGTTTGCAGATTACATAAAACAAACTAATCCTGATGTAAGCGAAGAGTTTCTTGAATCTATTCTAGATGATGCGATGTTTAACTTTGATCAAGGTGTAGGTGTTGTAGCTGGTTCAACTGGTAAGATAGAAGAAAAATTTGGCAGACAAGTTTTCATGCCTGCAGGTGGAATAGAGGGCAGAGATCTCACAGGACTAGAGGTTGCAAAACAGTATGGCATATCAGGTCTTGGTTTCTTACCACTAGTGGTCAATCCTACATACACAGGCAAAATTATGGAAGTTCTAAGTAGAAAAGATATTGGCACTTTTGGAAAAGTAATACGTACTACTCCTTTAGCTTTAGGGATACCAACCACAAAGGATGCAATAGGGATATTAAAGCTTATGAAAAATGTTGCCGTAACAGGATTAAAAGCACCTGTTAAAATACCAATGGCTGCTGGCAGATTTGTCACCGCTGAAGTTAAACCAGGAACAGAAAACGTTTTTGTTGTTGGGTCTAAAACTTTACCACAATTAGGACTATCGTTACCTGCAAGCGAGCTAGCAAAAAGACAAAGCTATCAACAAATGATTAAAAATACTAATATATTAATTAATCAGCTACAGGATGAAAAAGTACAAGAAAAAGTCAAAGCTGATGAGAAAGCGTATCAAGAGTTCAAGCTGACCACGGTAAAACCAGACTTTGAATATCAAGATCAATTAATACATTACTATCAAGATGCTATAAGAAACATGGTTGATGATCCTAACGCTCTGCCTTTTCCAGATACGGATGACATAGAGTATCTTAGTAATTTACCTTTTGATCCTGAGGAAACTCCCGATAATGTCATAAGATATGCTAGAGAACTAGCCGATGCTTATATTGAAAGAAACAACTTAAAAAGAAACACAATTGGTGATATGCTATTTTTCGACATGATGAACAAAAAGACTGACGAGAAGAAAGAGGATGATGTAGTTGATATTGTACAGGACGTACCGCCAGGTCTAGCCATGGGTGGAGAGCCAGGACAGTTCACTGATCCACTACGTACACCAGATGATTCCGCAGTTGACATAAGAGACATACAAGAAAGCCCTGCATACATGGGCCTAGATGAATTAGATTTATTTGAAGATGCAAAATTAAAACCAACAAAAGAAAGCGCACTTCCAGAAGTTCAAGTGGCTAACGTTATATTTGGTAAAGCACCTGGTTGGGCGATTGCAGGAGCAAATAAGATTGATGATCTACTACGTTCAGGAAACACAGGAACTAGAATAGCACAGTCAGACAAGATAGCTGATGCAGCGACAAGTGCTGGTGAAAAGATAAATAGATTTTACTCTAATCTCGAAGCACGGCTCATTGACCCTAATGCACCAGAAGTTTTCAATACACCTGCTGACTTATTTAATTTTTTACAATCAAAAGGTATTTCTAAATTTGAGGTAGAAGATTATCAAATACCACAGTTACTAGAAACAGTTTCAAAAACGGGCCAACCTATAACGAAAGCAGCTTTACTGGATAGAATAAAAAATGCTCCTATTCGTAAAATGCAAACAAAGGTTCAAGGATTTAGATCAGAGATAGAAAACGCTGATGGTCAGTTTATTAAAGGTAAGTATGGTGATTCATATTACGAGGGTGGTGCCATACCAGAAACATACAGAGAAAATATTTTATATTTAGATCCTGCAGATATACCTGACGATATAAAATATTATCAATACAGCACTCATGGTTTCTTTCCTGACGATGAAACAAAGTATGTTATAGGATGGACAAGAGGCACAGATAGATATGCAATCATACCAGGAACAAAAACACAGTTACCTAATATCGGTCCAAAGACAGAAGAATTAAATAAACGAATTGAAAGACTAACGACCATATCCAATAGATCTGCAGAGGATTTGGTTAATCAATCTGGTGGACGTATAACACTAGATCAAGCGCAAAAGAATATTGATAGAGCAGGAAGAGATTTAGCAAAGGCACAAGAAGAATTAGCAAACATTGGTAAAACTGATGATGCTGTTATAACAGGAGATCAGACAGTGCGTGTAACTTTTGCAGATGAGATACAGTCTGACATTATGCAGACATATAGAAAAAAATTAGAAGAAGTCATAACTGATTACAACAAATTAGTTGAGAAAGGTATTGATGTTAAAGATACACAAAAATTAAGACAAGAATCCTACAGGCTAGGACTGTCAACAGATCAAGACGTACTAGCTTTCTATTCAAAACACAAAGACATTATGCGTCCTTTGTTTAGAACAGAAGAAGATTTTGCAGCTTACATAAAAGAACTAAAAGAGAGTCAAGCTGTGTTTAGAGACTTAGCTAAAGTTAGACCTGGTATGCTTACAGGAGAGATGAGAAGTGGAGTAGCTGCTGCAGCTAAACAAAGAGATAGAATATTAGATATTTTTGAACAAGCGTACACAGATCCTAAGACAATGAAAAAACTGTTTCCTAACGTCCCTATGAAAGACAGAAAAGTTTGGGGTGATGCTTTAATTAAAAACGATTTGCACATGGCAGCAAAAAGAAAATTTATAGACAAGGATCCTAATGCATCTGATTGGTATGTCATATCTCCTGCTGAACTTGTAACAGCAAGATATGGTCAAAGAGGAACAACGGCTACACCTTTTGCAGAGAGAACAAAAGACATGAAAGGTATTGGCCAGTATGAGTTTTATGGCGGACCTAATGTTACAGATCCTAACGGTAAACACTATACGAGTGTCTTAGAACAATCTTTACGAAGAGCGGCTAAAGTAAACAATGCAGATTTCAGAGTAGTAAAAGTTCAGATAAGTGAAGGTAAATCTGTGACTAGATCAGTGCAAGTTGTCAATGCACAAGGTGATGTTGTTAAAGAATTTAAAATGGCAAAAAGTGCAAAGCAAAGCGATTTTGCTGATGTCATGGATAAAGCAAGAGATTATATTACAGAGTCAGGAGCAGAGGGCTTGATAGCTAGACCTGTTGAACTACCTTCAGGCTTTAAAACCGTAGATGCTTATGCTATAAAGTTGACTCCAGAAATGGTATTGTCAACAAAAACACACCTAGCGTCAGGGGGTTATGTAAAGTATGATCCGCTAGTGTCTATGGATGAAATGATAGGAGCAGCTTAATGGTTGTTGAAAAACCAGCAAATTACGACCAACCACAAACGGTCAATGACGAATTATTAATCCCAGCTCAGGTAGGACAAGAGGTTCAATTGGAACCTGGCACAGATGAACCTATCAATATTGAAATGACTGAAGACGGTGGTGCCGTTGTAAATCCAGAACAAGAGCAGATAGAGACTGGTTTTGACGGCAATCTTGCAGACTTTATGGACCCAGATGTATTAACAAACATTTCAAGCGAATTACGTCAATCATATGAAGACGATAAAGGATCTAGACAACAGTGGGAGGAGGCCTACACAAAAGGATTAGATTTATTAGGATTAAACTACAATGAAAGAAGTCAACCATTTCAAGGTGCTAGTGGAGTTACACATCCGTTGTTAGCTGAGTCTGTCACTCAGTTTCAAGCACAAGCATATAAAGAATTATTACCAGCTAGTGGTCCTGTAAGAGCACAGGTTATTGGTTTAGCTACAAAAGAAAAAGAGGATCAAGCTCAACGTGTTGCAGAGTTTATGAATTATCAAATGATGCATGTTATGGAGGAGTATGATCCTGAGCTAGATCAAATGTTATTTTATCTACCGCTATCAGGATCAACATTTAAAAAAATTTACTACGACTCCAACCTTGGCAGGGCTGTCTCTAAGTTTGTTCCATCGGAAGATTTGGTTGTTCCGTACTCAGCCACAAACCTAGAGGAATGTGAGAGAGTAACTCACGTTTTAAAAAGAACAGAAAACGATATTAAAAAAATGCAAGTTACTGGTTTTTATCGTGACATAGCTTTACAGCCGAGTGAAGAAGATCAAAACAAAGTTGAAGAAAAAGAGAGAAAGTTATCTGGTATAGAAAAAAATTCTTATAAAGATGACCAATACACTTTACTAGAGATACATGTAGATTTAGACATTGAAGGTTTTGAGCATCCTGATGGTATTAAACTACCTTACATAGTAACAATTGATGAGGGTTCTGGTGAAGTTTTATCTATATACAGAAACTACAGCCAAGAAGATTCTTTATATAAAAAACAACAATACTTTGTTCACTACAAGTTTATGCCTGGTCTTGGTTTCTATGGACTAGGTTTAATTCACATGATTGGTGGTTTGTCTAGAACAGCAACAGCTGCGTTGAGACAACTAATAGATGCAGGCACTTTAGCAAACTTACCTGCTGGTTTTAAAGCTAGAGGATTAAGAGTTGCTGATGATGACCAGCCAATACAACCTGGTGAGTTTAGAGATGTTGATGCGCCAAGTGGTGATCTTCGTGCAGGTTTACTACCATTACCTTACAAAGGTGCAGATCCAACTTTATTTCAATTATTAGGTTTTTGTGTTCAAGCTGGTAAAGAATTTGCAACAGTAGCAGATCAAAAACTAGGAGACGCTGCTAATGCTGGTGCTCCTGTTGGAACTACCATGGCTCTTATGGAAAGAGGTATGCGTGTTATGTCTGCTATTCACAAAAGAATGCACTACGCACAAAGAATAGAATTTAAATTATTAGCTAGAATATTTGCAGAGTCTTTACCTCCTGTATATCCTTATGAAGTTCAGGGTGATTTACAAACTCTAAAAGCATCCGACTTTGATGAAAGAATAGATATTGTACCTGTATCTGATCCAACAATATTCTCTATGTCACAAAGAATTACTTTGGCACAGACACAATTACAATTAGCACAAGCTGCACCAGAAATGCACAACATGTATGAAGCGTTCAGAAGAATGTATTCTGCGATGGGTGTTCAAAACATTGAAGCAATATTACCTCCACCTTCAGGTCCACAACCTTTGGATCCTGGTCAAGAAAATGCTACTGCTTTATCAGGTGGAGCATTGACAGCTTTTAGAAAACAAAATCATAACGCACACATTGACGCTCATAGAGCTTTTTTCTCTAGCGCTTTAGTAAAAACAAATCCACAAACTATGATGATTTTACAATCGCACATAGCAGAACATGTTGCTTTACAGGCTAGAGAAGAGGTAGAACAAGAAATGCAAAAAGAATTAGAAGAGATGCAAGCAAAAGCTGGTGGTCAGATACCTCCAGAGCAACAAAATGAGATGCAAGAGCTATTAGAATCAAAAATTGCTGAAAGAATTGTGCAAATGACAGAGCAAATGGTTACTGAAGAGCAACAAATGATGGGCGAACAAGGTCAAGACCCACTAATTGAACTTAAACAGCAAGAAATTAATCTAAAAGCACAAGATTTACAGCGAAAAGCTGCTGCAGATGAAGCAAAAGTTGCCATGGATGCAGCAAAATTGGCTCAAAATGAAGAATTAACTGAAGCTAAGATAGATTCACAAGAAGATATTGCACAATTACGTGCAAATGTTAACTTGTCTAAACAAAAAAATTAAAATGAGAACACCAGTAGAAAAATTACAAGAATATTTTGTAGAATTGATGGCTTTTTCTGACAAAAGTACACAAAGCTCAGAGGATCAAGTTCTTTTAGCTGGTGCAATGATGGGTGCAGCTAAGATGTTGTACCAAAATAACCTGTCTTTACAAGAATACAACGAGATTATGGATCATAATGCTAAAGACTTGATAAATCTTATAAAACCGACTATACATTAATTATTATGGCTAAGAAAAAATTTCCTGATCTAAGCGGTGACGGTAAAATAACAAAAAAAGATATTCTTATGGGCCGTGGTGTAATTAAAAAAGCTATGGGTG